TGCAAAAGAAGCAGGCAAGCGAGTAAAACAAGCAGATTGCGAAGTTGACTACAAAAAAATCACAAAAGAAGAACTAATCTTCCGTATTATGACATATGATCATATTCCAGAAGAACCAGGACGCAAGAAGAACCCTAAAACAGTAGCAGATACAAAAGTTAAACTTAATTTTCCGCCTTATCAACATTACAAGTTTGACGAAAATGACAGAATTGTTTGTGTAGGCAAAAGTCACTGGGATGGTGGTATGGAAAATGGCAATTTTGTTCTTAAAAAGGGACAAGCCACTGATAAACTTGCAAGAATGTGGATGAAGTTGTGTGAAAGATACGCAACACGAGGAAATGTGAGAGGATATACCTATAATGATGAAATGCGAGGACAAGCGATACTGCAACTTGCTCAAATTGGTCTACAATTTGATGAATCTAAGAGTAACAACCCGTTTGCTTACTACACAGCGGCAGTCACAAACTCATTTGTACGTATTATCAACATTGAAAAACGCAATCAAAACATTAGAGACGACATCCTTGAGATGAATGACTTAACTCCAAGCTATACAAGACAAGCACAGGGTGAATGGGAAGCTGCTGTGAAAAGAGAAAGTGAAAAATAAAGGTTGACCTCTGTTATAAAAGACGTTATACTAATACACACTAAGTATGGAGATAATTTTTGTTTAAGAAAGCAGCGGTCTTTACCGATATTCACTTTGGTTTAAAAGGCAATAGTAAAGTACACAACGACGATTGTGAAGAATTTGTTGATTGGTTTATTGAACAGGCCAAAGACAACGGATGCGAAACCGGAATCTTTTGCGGTGATTGGCATCATAATCGAAATAGCCTTAATCTAACAACTATGGATGCTACTATCCGTTGTTTAGAAAAATTAGGCAAAGCATTTGATAAGTTTTATATGTTTGTAGGCAATCACGACTTATACTACAAAGATAAGCGTGATGTAAGTTCTACAATCTTTGGCAGACACATTCCAGGTATTACACTAGTCGACGAAATCTACGAAGAAGAAGACGTTTGTCTTATTCCTTGGTTAGTAGGCGACGAATGGAAGAAAATAGAAAAGATCAAATCCAAATATATGTTTGGTCATTTTGAACTTCCTAGTTTTTATATGAATGCAATGGTACAAATGCCAGATCACGGAGACTTAAAAGCAGAACACTTTAAGAATCAAGAGTATGTCTTTAGTGGGCATTTTCATAAAAGACAAGTACAAGGTAAGATTCACTATATTGGTAATGCTTTCCCTCACAACTATGCTGACGCTTGGGACGACGAGCGTGGTATGATGATACTAGACCGAGAAAATAATAAAGAGCCCGAGTACATCAATTGGTGGAATTGTCCTAAGTATCGAACAACCACATTAAGCAAACTATTAGATCCTGAAAACGATATTATTAAACCTAAAATGTATTTGCGTGTTACTATTGATGTACCTATCAGTTACGAAGAAGCACAGTTTATCAAAGAAACTTACATTAGTCAACACAACTGTCGCGAACTTACACTAATTCCGCAAAAACAAATCGAAGAAATTACAACAGACTTAGATATTTCAGCATTCGAAAGTGTAGACGAAATTGTATCTAAAGAAATTACTGCAATTGATTCAGAAAACTTTAACAAAAAAATGTTGTTAGACATTTACAATGAGCTATAAATGATAAAAGTAAAAGATCTCACAGTAAAAAACTTTATGAGTGTGGGCAACCAGACTCAAGCCGTTGACTTTAACAAGGAACGGTTAACGTTAGTGTTAGGTGAAAATCTCGATCAAGGAGGTGACGATTCTGGCTCACGAAACGGTACAGGTAAAACCACGATAATCAATGCATTATCCTACGCCTTGTACGGCCAAGCACTAACAAATATCAAGCGGAATAACCTTATCAACAAGACGAACTCTAAAGGTATGGTTGTTTCGCTTGATTTTGAAAAAGATGGAGTCGACTATCGTATTGAACGTGGTCGGTCTCCTACTTTTTTGAAATTTTTTGTAAACAATCAGGAACAAGAAGCTGATGACGAATCGCAAGGCGATAGTCGTAAAACACAGGAAACAATTAACACACTGTTAGGTATGAGTCACGATATGTTTAAGCATATTGTAGCACTTAATACCTACTCTGAACCGTTTCTTAGTATGCGGCAAAACGATCAACGTGCTATTATTGAGCAGTTATTGGGTATTACTATCCTCAGCGAAAAGGCAGACACCCTAAAAGAGCAAATTAGGCAAACAAAAGAATCTATTACACAAGAAACACTTAAGATTGAAGCAATACAAACTGCAAATAGCAAGATCGAATCGACCATTACTAGTTTACAAAGTAATCAGAAGGCGTGGTTAGCAAAACGTACTACCGATGTTATGAAGCTCAAAGAAGGAATTGACGAACTAGAGCATCTAGATATCGAAGTAGAGCTAGAAGCACACGAAAAACTGCAAAATTGGAATGAACATAACAATGCAATCAATGCTCTTAGGAAAGAACTTAGCACCCTTGAGCCAGCATTACAACGTGCTGACAAGTCTGTAACAAAAGTTAATAAAGATATTGCAGAATTAGAAGACGCAGTGTGTTACACTTGTGGTCAAGAGCTACACGCAGACAAAAAAGCAGAAATTGCAGAGCGCAAGAGCCAAGAACTTGAAGATGCGTTAGCATATCAGTCCGAAGTGTCCAATAAAGTATTAGATGTATCGAAAGCACTTGAAGAAATTGGTGACATCAACGGTAAACCTACAACGTTTTATGAAACTGCTAAAGAAGCATACGAGCATAGACAGAATGTAGACAGTTTAAAGCAAGCGTGGAAGACTAAACAGCAAGAAGAAGATCCATATCAAGCACAAATTGACGAATTAAACAATAGTGCCATCCAAGAAATCGACTGGGCAGCAGTCAATGACCTAACAGAATATAAAGATCACCAAGAGTTCTTGTTAAAACTGCTTACAAACAAAGATTCGTTTATTCGTAAGAAAATTATTGAGCAAAACTTAGCATATCTAAACAATAGACTTACATATTACCTTGACAAACTAGGATTGCCGCATCAGGTTGTGTTCCAAAATGACCTAGCAGTTGAAATTACACAATTAGGACAAGATTTAGACTTTGACAACTTGTCAAGAGGCGAACGTAACAGACTTATACTTGGTTTGAGCTTTGCATTTAGAGATGTTTGGGAGAGTTTGTATCAAAATATAAACTTGTTGTTTATTGATGAGTTAATTGATTCAGGTATGGACACGGCAGGGGTTGAAAGCTCACTAAGTGTTCTTAAGAAGATGACTAGAGAACGTGAGAAAAACATTTTCCTTATCTCACACAAAGACGAATTGGTAGGAAGAGTTAATCACATACTTAAAGTTATCAAGGAAAATGGCTTTACAAGCTATGAGAATGATATTGATGTAGTAGAATGATTGAAGATGACACACACGACAAGCTAACGAAAGCGTATATGGAATATTTTAAGGCTAACGAGGCGTATATGTCTCGTAAGTCGCATCGTACACACCTAGCAAGCCGTAGATGGTTAAGAACCATTAGAGTTCTTGCTAAAGAACGTATGGACGAGATACATAACGACTATCAAACCAAAAAGCAGGCAAATAAAAAAGGCAATTAATAAGTATCACTATGCAGTGGACTTATGAAGGCAAAATAATTGATACAATACCAGACGAGTACGAAGGTTTTGTTTATCTTATTACAAACAAGACCACAGGCCAAAAATACGTAGGCAAAAAACTAGCAAAATTTAAAACCACTAAGCCACCTCTCAAAGGCAAAAAGAATAAACGCAGAGGCTACAAAGAAAGCGATTGGAAAGACTATTGGGGATCATCTGATAGACTAAACGCAGACGTTGAAGCACTAGGTTCAGAAAACTTTACAAGAGAAATACTATACCTATGTAAAGGTAGGGGCGAAATGTCCTACATAGAGGCAAGAGAACAGTTTGACCGCCGTGTATTAGAGAGCGACGAATATTACAACGGAATTATAAATGTTAGAGTTGGCGGTTCAGACAAATTACGACAGGCATTGCTAGAACATAGCATCAAGGCAAAACAATCCAACACATAAGGTTGGCGGGCCAGTTTGAAAATACCGCTGTGGAAAAAGTTTCCGTATAGGAGCACACGTACACGTTGATCGACACACCAGAGTGTGGAAGCCATCAGACAAATTGGGCTACTGATTGACGGAGATAGACTGTTGGCTGTCGAAAAACTGCACATTACACATAAAAACCGTATGCACTAGGAACGAAGCAACGGGTATTATGCGGTAAAGCGTATATTTTGTGAATATACGGTAAAGCGTATAAGATGTCGACGTAGGTTGGGAAAGGTCAGAGCCCATTGTGTAGCAGTATAACAAATACCTATTTCCAAGTCTTGGCTGTGACGGACTCACGTGAAGTCAGATTTAGATGGAACCATAAACAGGTTCCGTCTGACTGAAACAATCTACGTGAAGCAATTACATTATTGCTTCGCAATAATGCTTTAATTCATATCTATTACTTCTATCATACAAAACGAAGTGCATAGTTTGAGCGATAGCGATAACTAATATCTACGAAGTAGATATTGAAATAATAAATAAATACATTATAATAGTTAAGGAAAGTTCAGACTAATGAAGGTATATCAAATCGTTGAAGCTCCCGATTCGGGTTTTAGTCTAGGTAAAAAAACACCTGGAGGATTATCTGTACCTGATGGATTTGATTTAAAGAAAGCCCTTGAAAAAGGTGCAAAGCCATCAGAACTAGCAAAAAAGAGCCTAAGTGAAAAGGCATTTAAGAAATTAAAGAAAACAGCTGGCGGCAAACTTGCAAAATTAATTGCTAGAAGTATGCTTTTAAAATTAGCACTAGGAGCTCAAGGTGCTGCAATACTGTTAGAGTATTACCTCGAAGTACAAGCACTTGATGCAATGTGGGAAAACACCTATCCTAAAGGCCATACACTTGCTAAAGGAAGTCCGTATGCACAAGAAGCATACGATAAAGTACTAACTCCTATTAGATATGCAAGTTTTGCACAAGCGGCTACTGTTATGGCACTGCAAATTTCTAAAATGATCAAGCTGGGCAGAGTAAGACGCATTGTTACTGCAATAAATCTTGCAACTGCACCTTTAGTAGCTGTACCTGGTGTTGGATGGCTGGCAAAGGCAGTTATTTTTGCGTTAACCGAAGGTGCAATATGGGCAGCTGGTTGGGCCGTAAACAGATATGGTAGAGAACTATTTCATTACGTACTAAACAACGAATATGACGAAATGCTAGGCGATGCAAAAGAGTTTGTTACTACACCAGAGCCGGCTAAAGAAGTTGATGTAAATGCTGTAAAAGCAGCTATTAAGAAAGAACTTCAAGCACAACAAGATGGCACTATTCCAAAACCACCAAAAGGTGCAGCAGCTAAAAGATTAAAAGACAAAGGTGTTAAAGTAGATAAGATTGAAATTCCAGACTAAATTAAAGGTAAGCCTGTTTTATTTGTAGTTTCTATATTATCGTTTATAATTTTATGAAGTATTTCTCTATCTTCAAGACTGTATCTGTACAGTAAGTCAATTGAATCAACGCCGCCGCGCATACCCCATACTAATCTAAATACATCATCTTTAATTTGTTTTGTTTGATTTTCTAAGTTTTTAATCTGCTCTATAATCTCAGATTCCGAGAGTGGGATTAGGCTTTGACGAAAAAATCCGAATTATCCATTCCCATTATTACTTCGTTTTCTGTTTGGCAAGCAGAACATTGTACTCTTTGTGGTTGTAGTCTCCACTTGTTAGATAACTCTTCTAACTGTTTTGTAATTTTATCAAAAAATTCTTTGTCACTGTTTTTAATCCAGTCTGAAATTTGATCTTGGTCAGTAACTTGTGCATCATCTGATTCTACTTTTGCAATAGATTTTTTGTATCCAATACTAGTTAATTCTGCTATATCTTGGTACACTTTATTAAGTCTTGTGTTTCTTTCATCATCAGTTTCATCAGGAATTGATTGATACAACTGCTTTCTAAAACTAAATGTTTTAATATTAATTTCTGTAATTTCTTTGTAGGTTAACGGACGTAATGTAACCATTAAAGGACCTGCAATAACCTCAGTATCGTAAGT